GCCCTCGACCGTATCAGCGGTGGCACCCCGAGCTCGGAGAGGTCGTTACGGTTACGCCTTGGCAATGGGCAGTAGAGCAGGATTTGCGTCGTTGGGACCCGGAGGGGATTAATGCGCCGGTACGTACTCGATCTGGTCAGCGTGCTCGTTTTGTCGAGCTTTATCGTCCGTCCACGCAGGTTGGACATTTCGGTTTTCGGCGTCCGCCCAACATTATGGAATGTATACGGAGGAAGATACGTCGAGAAGTTCTTCACGCTTTGCGGCTTAAGAAGTCGGGTAGAGGTGGTTCGAAGAAGCGCGACTGGAGGAGCGATATCAAATGCTAGGGAATATCATTGGCGGCCTGGTTGGAGCTGGAGCGAGTTTACTAGGCGGCTCGAACGCGCAGAAGTCGCAAGAGAAGATCGCGCAGCAGAACATAGAGATGCAGAAGCAGTTCGCGCAGGAAGGTGTTCGGTGGAAAGTGGAGGATGCAAAAGCAGCTGGGGTGCACCCGCTGTTTGCCCTGGGAGCTTCGACGCACTCTTTTTCTCCCGTGTCCGTTGGGTCACCGGGGGGCGCTGGTATCGCGAGTGCGGGTCAGTTTCTTGGGAGAGCTATAGCGGCTACGGATACAGCTGGGGGTCGAGCTTCCACTGTGATGGAGGGTCTAGCGCTGGAGCGCGCAGGTTTGGAGAACGAATTGTTACGTTCACAGATAGCTAGAGTGAATCAAGGTGTTGGTCCCCCTCAGCCTACTGCTAATCGCTGGCTGGTCGATGGTCAGCTGCAGGAGATGCCTGGTATTGTTGTGCAGCAGGGTGGCGGCCGTCGCGGAGGTGGTGGCGGCATCGGCTTTTCTGAGCCTGGGTATACTTATACTGAGCCTGGCGCTGTACCTGATGTGGGCTTTGCTCGTACTCCGACTGGTTATGCTCCTGTGCCTTCGGAAGCTGCTCAAGAGCGTATGGAGGATATGTGGCCGGCGCAGTTAGCGTGGATGCTTCGGAATCATTTGTTGCCTACTGCAGGTTTTCAGACTGCTCGTCCGCCTCGAGAGTTGCTGCCTGAGGGTCATATGTGGATGTTCAACCCGTTTCGGCAGGAGTATGTTCCTGTGGACACGAGAGGTCATCCTTATTGGGATGAAGTGCGTGGAAGGAGGTGATTTCAATGGCGTTTCGTCGTCGTCGTCGCTTTGGCGGCCGTCGCCGCTTTGGTGGCCGTCGTCGCGGTCGAGCTGGTCGACGCGGGAGGTCCTCGAGGCCCTTGCGAGTTGGGTTCCGCATGTGATGCGGTGTAAAAATCCTTACGTCAGTCCTAAGGGGCAGGCATATGGCTGTGGCCAGTGCCTGCCCTGTCGTTTAAATAGGCGTCGTGTGTGGATGCACCGCATACTGTTAGAAAGCCTTCAGCAGGAGGATAATAGCTTTGTTACACTCACGTATAGGCCGGAGCTTGAACCGGTTGGAGGAGTTGACCCTAGGGCGCTGCAATTGTGGCTCAAGCGACTTCGGAAAAGTGTTGCGCCCGTTCGATTGCGGTACTTTGGAGTTGGTGAGTATGGCGACGCCAGTTTCCGGCCACACTATCACGCGGCATTGTTTGGATTGCCGGCTTGTTCACAAGGGGGAACTGTTTATAGGCGCGATGGGTTTGAGACGCGGTGTTGTAGTATCTGTTCGGTTGTCTCACGATCGTGGGAATACGGCAGAGTTCATGTTGGGACGCTTACTCCGCATAGCGCCGGTTATATTGCAGGGTATGTGACGAAGAAGATGACGGGAGTGGATGATGATCGCCTTAAGGGTAGGAATCCTGAATTCGCCAGAATGTCTCTTAGGCCCGGAATTGGCGCAGATGCCACGTGGGAGTTGGCAGACGTACACCTTCAGTGGTGTGAAGATGCGCCTGATGTTGTTACCGCTCTCAGACACGGAGGGAGAATATTGCCTTTGGGTCGATACCTTACGCAACGACTTAGGGCACAGACTGGGAGGCCGATAAATGCGCCGGAGGCGACGTTGGCGAAGCTGGAGGCGGAGGTGCTCGATGTGCGCATGGCTTCGGAAGCGATTGGCGGCACTCAGGGGTGGCGTCTGATCATGAAGGACCTGCTGATACAGAAGAATCAGGGGCATATAAATAATGTAGAAGGTCGTGAGCGGATATACGGTAAACGGAGGAAGATATGAAAAGGTCTAAGTTCAGTCTGTCGAACTACAAGTTGCTCTCTGGTGATGCTGGGGAGCTTATCCCTATCGGTCTGTATGAGGTGTTGCCGGGTGATACAGTTCAGCACGCTACGTCGGCGCTTGTTCGTGCTTCTGCCCTATTGGCTCCGGTCATGCATCCCGTGCACGTACGAATTCACCACTGGTTTGTGCCTCACCGTCTTGTATGGAGTGATTGGGAGAATTTTATTACTGGTGGGCCGGACGGTCTCAATGCGTCTACGTTCCCTACGATTGATATGGGAGGCGGTGGAGCTGCTATTGGGTCATTGGCTGATTATCTTGGTGTTCCTACCGGTGTTGCTGGGCTTGATGTTAGCGCTCTGCCTTTTCGTGGATATGCCCGTATTTGGAATGAATGGTATAGGGATCAAGATTTGCAGACAGCTCTTACTATCGATCTGACTGATGGTGTTGACACTACAACGTCTACTGCGCTTCAGAATTGCGCATGGGAGAAGGACTATTTCACTTCGGCTCGTCCGTGGGAGCAGAAGGGGCCGTCTATCACTGTTCCTATCGGTACGTCTGCGGATGTTCGTACGGAGGCTACAGGTGGTGCTGATCTTGCGGTGAGCTTGGGTGCGCCAGGTGCTGCTGCGGATTACGATAAGATGGATGCGTCTACTGCGTTTCTGTCTAAGAGCACTACCGCTGGTACGTCTGGCAATAAGTTGTTTGCAGACCTTACTGATGCGTCAGCTGTGACTATTAACGCGCTGCGTGAGGCTATGGCCCTGCAGCGGTTTGAGGAGGCTCGTGCTCGTTATGGTTCGCGTTACGTTGAGTACCTACGATACCTCGGGGTGCGTAGTTCGGACGCTCGCTTACAACGCCCGGAATATCTTGGTGGCGGGCGGAACACTATTCAATTTTCTGAAGTCCTTCAGACTGCCGAAGGAACAAACCCTGTCGGCGAGCTTCGAGGACACGGAATTGGAGCTATGCGCTCAAATAGATATCGACGTTTTTTTGAGGAGCACGGATACGTGTTTAGCCTCCTTAGTATCAGACCCAAGACTATTTACGCCCAAGGGTTGCCCAGGACCTGGAATAGGAGAGTGAAGGAGGATTTCTGGCAGAGGGAGTTGCAGCATATTGGGCAGCAGGAGGTGCTTAATAAGGAAGTGTATGCCGCTCATGCTACGCCTGAAGGTGTGTTCGGTTATCAAGACCGGTATGATGAATATCGGCGTACGGAAAGTACTATTGCTGGGGAGTTTCGTTCTAGTGTGCTAGATTTTTGGCACCTCGCTCGGATCTTCTCTAGTGATCCATCGTTGAATTCGGATTTTGTGGAGTGTGTCCCTACTGAGCGAGTTTTCGCGGTGGATAGTCAGGATACGTACTATGTCATGGCAAACCACTCGGTCCAAGCGCGGCGGCTTGTCGCGCAAGTCGGTACATCGTTCATCTTCTGATGTGTATCGGCCCTTAACCCCTCCGCCGTTCGGTACGCAGTTGGAGTTGTTTCGGCCGTCTGAGTACTGGAGCTGTGGAATACCCTTGGGAGTTCGGTATGAAGAGTTCGTCAGATGTCAGCAAGAAGCGGGCAAATCCGGAAAGTGGGCCGCGCGTGAGAGTGGACGGGGCTCGGCGCGTGCCACGGCAAGAGCTGTATCTTACCCCGGACGGAAGGGAAAAGCCTGACCCTACGCCTGTTGCTCCGCCTATCGGTTATTTGAAGCAGCCTTCTATGTGGGAGCAGATGCGTGAAATGGTTCGCCGCGAAATGAGTGCCGCTGCGGTTGCGAGCGGTGCTGAGAGTTTTGAAGAAGCGGACGACTTCGATGTGGGCGATGACTTCGACCCTACTTCTCCGTATGAGGAGGTTTTTGACCCTACGCCTATCTCTGTCCTTCGGGAGAGAGCTGCAGAAGCGAAAAGGAAGCAAGAGCAAGCCACTGAAGGGGGGGCGGGTGGGGGCCCGGGGGAGGACGGGGGGGAAGCCCCCCCATCTTCCCCGGTAAAAGCAAAAGTCAAGAAAAAAGTTGACCCTGAGCCTAAAGGTGATGATCATAGCTAGGCGGGGGTGCAGGGGGCCGGCTATGAGGCCCCCTGCGGCCACAGACAGTACGTTTCCTTGTTACGTACTGTGTTAGGTGACACCGCTAGCGCTTACGGGAGAGGTCTCTATGGCACGTAGAAGCGCTCGGAACCGTGATACCATTGCGATCACTAGCGATCCTCTCTCGTCGCTGGTTCCGGGCCCTCGACCGTATCAGCGGTGGCACCCCGAGCTCGGAGAGGTCGTTACGGTTACGCCTTGGCAATGGGCAGTAGAGCAGGATTTGCGTCGTTGGGACCCGGAGGGGATTAATGCGCCGGT